CGTTGTTATTGTTTTACCTCAACAGAGGCCCGAACAATGGTTATTAATTTAACAGAGCAATCAACACTGTTAGAGATTTTCAAGTCACAAAGAATGACGTCTGCCTCTGCGCTCCAATTGGTACAATACATCGTCCACTTGGAAAAGCATAAAGGTATCCGTTTTGTTTGCAACTATCTTAAAGGATTAAGGTCTTATCTCCTTAAGGGTGAGGTAATTGATCAGCACATTCGCCGTAGGGCAGATGGGTCCCTCTGTGGGGCACTACTACCTTTATGGAAGATGGCGCGTTCCTGTCGCAAAGGTCACATTCGTGTAGAACGTATCCTGCGCGTTTATGGTCGATATGAACATCCCAAGCCAAAAGTAGCTGATTATGTAAAATTTGCTACTGCGGTCCAGATGGCTTCGCCTAGTGGCGACGAGTTAAAGGTTCAGCTTACCCTCCCAGAACTTCGGGCTGGTTCGCAGGCCGCTCGCGCCGCGAAGTTTGACTTAAATTTACCGGTCTCCGCGGTTAAGAAAACACCGCTAGTAGGTAAGCTCGAAATAGAGACCCTACCTATGGAGCACTACCAAGTGCTTCAGGAGTATGCACCAGGCATATTAATAAGAAATGGGGATCTTTTTAACCTCATATACCCCTTATACTATGCTGAGAATGATTCCGCCGTTTATTCGGCGGCCGATGAGTCAACGACTTACCGTGATGGTAAGTTGGTGAGGACGCTCGCAGATAACGTAGGTTACCCACTTACGGAACTTGTGCACGATCTAGTCGGTTCGGTAGTTGGTCTCACTAAGGACCGCGGTTACAAATTGCGGTTTATAGCTAATCCACACCGACTCATTCAGCTTGCGTTAAGCAGACTGAAAGATGCCTTTGAAACCGTCTTAAAACAAATGCCCGAATCGTCGGTGTATAACCAACAAAGCGGGATTTCTTGGGCACAATCGAAGTTGATAGAAGGGCAGAAGCTCTGGTCAGTTGACTTGAGTGCTGCAACGGATAATTTTCCGTTCTCCTTTCAAGAAAGCATTGCAAGACAACTCTTCGGAGATTGCCTTGAGCCAGATATAAATCTCTGGCGTGATGTGGTCTACGCTTCATGGACTACGCCAGTTGCCTTTAATCCGGATAGTTTTACCGGTGTTAGACAATTGGACTACCCTACCGTTTCATATGGTAGGGGCCAACCCATGGGCGTTGCACCTTCGTTTGCAGCCTTCACCGTTTCCCACATATCCCTACTAAGGGCTCTGGGTGGTAATCAAAACACTTTTAGAGTGTTAGGTGACGATGTTCTAATCTGCGATAAAAAGCTTTTCGAAGCTTATATGGTAGCTCTGAACCTCCTTAACGTTCCAATAAGCCCAGCAAAGTCTCTCTTTGAGAGCGATGTTGGTGAGTTTGCAGGTCGCCTTGTAGATAAGTATGGGCCTTGGCCCGCTTACAAGGCTAGCAAGTTGAGTATAAAGTCCGATCCTTTGGGCTATATACGCCAGTACGG